TTAATAGAGTTCTGTAATGCTTTAGATGTAAGATTACAAACTTTTCAAGATGGCGACCCTTATCAAGTTTTAGATGGTGCTGATATTTCTATTCTTAAAAAAGAAAAAGCTTTAAGCATTATTGAAAATTTATCTGAAAGATTTGATAAACCTTTATTATTAACTAAAGAAATGGAGATTACAAATGATCAAAGTTCAAGTAGATAAAGTATGGCTTGGAAAAGTAAGTGTAAGAGATTACATTTATAAGAAAGCTTTAAGAAAAAAGGAAAGTTTAGGCATAGTTCATGGTACACAATATATGTGGATTCCTTACGAAAAGTTAAAATCTGCTAAATCTTACACAGAAGCTAGTTTTAAAAGCAAGTTTAATGGGAAAGAATATAGGCTTGTAGATTTTGATTGGAAACCTTATAAAGAAGATAATAGCAAACAGGAGAAATTATTATGAGTGGAGAAGAATTTTTAGATATTCCTAAAACTGATGAAACTCAACAATCTACACCTGAAGAAAATTATTTTTCAAGGTCTAAAAATCAATGGCTTTTAGTTTCGGATATGTCCGATATGCATGTTCGGAGAGCGTTTAAAAGATTGTTAAGAATGATTAGGCTAGGAACACTTATAGAGTTATCAGATTATGACCCTAAAAATGATGCCTTAATAAAAGAAGAAATATCTTATATTGAAAATCATCTTAATAAGATTAAGGATAAATTAAGTGACTGAACTTAAAGAAGAACACTTTGAGGTAATAGATAGAAATAGACATAGACGACATGAAGAAATGAAAAAACAAGATAAGATTAGATTCGATAAATTAAGACAGATCGGTTGCATAGCTTGTTTAAAAAGAGGTCTTTTTTCAGAGCCTGTAATACATCACATTAGGAACCATACAGGATTAGGTTTAAGACCACCACATACTGATACAATACCTTTATGCCCACAACATCATAATATGGGGAATGAATCAGTACACTTAAATAAAAAAAAGTTTTATTCTTTGTTCGGAACAGAGTATGAACTTTTAGAAGAAACAAATCAAAAAATCAAACAACTAGAAAAGGAAGATATATTTTATGACAAAGGAAACGAATAAATTTCATGCATTACAATTATTTACAGATACATTTACTGCTGAAACTGTCCATTTAACTAACGAAGCTATAGGAATATATATAAGATTACTATGTTTTGCTTGGACTAAAAATGCAAGACCATTTAATTCAGAATCAGCATATAGGATTTGTCATTGTATTAATGATAATTGTGAAAAAAAGGTTGATAAAGTTTTAAATGAATTTTTTAAAAAATTTGAAGATAAATCAGATGCTATGATGCATACAGTAGAATTATGGATTCATAAAAGATTAGTACATGAGCATGAGTATTTAACTAATAAATACAATGCTAGAGCAGAAGCTGGTAAAAAAGGGGGTCTAGCAAAACGAGATTTAGCTACAAGCAAAACTCAAGCACCTATACCTATACCTAAACCTATACCTAATGATAAATATGATAGTCAGTTTGAGCAACTATGGAGTTTATTAAGTAAAAAAAGAGGTTCTAAATATAAATCTTATCAAATTTTTATTAAAGTAGATGGTAAAATAGGATTAACAATAGAGGATATTGCTAGAATTTATAATAATCAAATAAGAGAAATAGAGGATATTAAATTTATACCTCATTTTGCTACTTGGTTATCTCAAAGAAGATGGGAAATAGAAGAAGATAATGAAATACCTGATTTAATAAATAGATTAAAAGCATTAGGATATGTTTATAAAGGTGCAGAGGGTTCTTTTGAAAAATTTACTAAAGATGGAAAGGAGTATAAAATAGATAAATTTGATGAGAAACATCAGATTCAATTAGTTCAATGAAAGCTTTATTAAGAATATTTAAGTATTGCAGAAAAAGAATAATTAAATTAAGTATTGAAAATAGACAACTTAAACTGCAAATAGAATATTTAAGGGCTACATTAAACAAAGATGAATATACAAAGCATTAAATATGGCAGAAAAAAGATTAAAATTAAATATGAAATACTAAAAAATTTATATGGATTTTATGAGCCTAATAAGAACTTGCTTGTATTTGATAAAAGGGTAAAAGGAATAAAGTTGTTTAATACAATAATGCACGAGTTATTTCACATAATAATTTATCAATCAGGAATAGATGTAAATAATAGGGGAGAAGAACCTATTGCACAAGCTATTGGAGATGGATATGAAAAAGTATTTAGACAAAATCCTAATTTATGGAACTCTTTAACTAAACTATTAAAAGGATAATATGGAAATTATAGAAATGGATATAAGTGAGATAAAACCTTATAAAGATAATCCTAGAGAAATTTCACAAGAAGCAGTAAAAAAAGTTAAAAATTCTATATCAGAATTTGGAAATAATCAACCTATCGTAATAGATCAAAATAATGTTATAGTTGTCGGTCATACTAGATGGAAAGCATTAAAACAACTTAATAAAACTAAAGCTTTTGTAATTAAAAAAAATTTTGATAAAAATAAAGCTATTGCTTATAGAATTATGGACAATAGATCAGGTGCTGAATCTCAATGGGATAAGCAATTACTTATGTCCGAGTTACAAGTTTTAAAAGATGATAAATTTGATTTAGATTTAACAGGATTTGATGCATTAGAACTTAAAGACATTATGCTAGATAAAGATTTATTTGAACCTACTGATAAAGATGATCAAGGAAAGCTAGATCAAGACACTAAAGAAATATGTCCTGAATGTGGCCAAGTTATAAATGGATAAAGGATTATTTATAGACTATTGCAGTTATGAAGCTTCTAAATATGCAGTATTAAATTATCATTATTCTAAAGCTATGCCATCTGGAAAATTAGTTAGATTTGGAGTGTGGGAAGATAAAGAATTTATAGGCTCGGTTTTATTCGGTTCTGGGGCTAATCCTAATATGTCTAAAGTAGTTAATCTTACACCTTATGAAGTATGTGAATTAGTTAGAGTTGCTTTAAATAAGCATAAAAACCCTGTTTCTAAAATAGTTTCATTTTGTATGAAGAAGTTAAGAAAAGACTTTCCTAATATAAAAGCAGTAGTAAGTTATGCTGACCCCATACAAAATCATAAAGGAAAAATATATCAGGCTATGAATTGGCTTTATTTAGGCGAAACTAAAACTGCTACTCACTATATGCTAGATGGTAAATTTTATCATTCTAGATCACTTAATCAAAAAAATAGAGAAAATGAGACATTTGATAGGAGTGCTTATGAAAAAGTTTATTTAAAAAAGTATAAATATATTTACTTATTTGATAAAGGATTAAAGAAACAACTAAATGAAACATTAAAACAATATATTGCGTAGGCTTTAGAAAGGCTAGATGGTACCCCCATTTAGATAGATGGTGCAATTCCAATCCCTACGCTCCACACTTGAAATTAAACTAAAAAAAGACATAATAAGCTATATGGCAAGACCACTTAAAAAAATAGACCCCGAAGCAGTAAAGAAATTAGCGCAATTACATTGTACTTTTGAAGAGATTGCAGAATTTTGTGAGGTTTCTACAAAGACTTTACAAAGGCATTATGTCCACCTTATAAAAAAGGGGCGAGAGATGGGCAGAATTAGTTTAAGGAGAGCACAATTTGAAAAAGCTTTATCAGGTAATGTTGTTATGCAGATATGGTTAGGTAAGCAACATTTAGATCAAAGAGATAAGATAGAGCAAACAAACTTTAATGAGCCTTTACCATTAATTATAAATGCTAAACCAGAAGAAATAGAAGATGGCAAAAAAAAAGGGTAATGTCTTTGGTGCTGTAATAGAGTACACTAAAACAGAAAAAGGTACATCTATAGGAAGAAGACCTATAACTTCTACAATGAATAAAAATACTAGAAGACAAAAAGGTAAAGGGAAATATCGTGGACAAGGTAAGTAAAAAATTTTAAGATATAAAACTTCAAATTACAAACATAATATGATATTTAGTTTTTTATGGCTAAATATAAAAACAGAACTGTTAAACTTAACAAACCTATGCGTGGAGATGTTAAGAAGTTTAAAGTCTTTGTAAAGAATAGAAAGACAGGCAGAGTAGTCAAAGTTAATTTTGGCGATAAGAAGCTATCTATTAAAAAGAATATTCCAGCTAGAAAAAGATCATTTATGGCAAGATTTAGACCTATACTTGCTAAAGCAAGAAGATCAGGAAAACAAATAAATACAACTCCTGTATATTGGGCAGTTAAATCATGGCAAAAAGGGTTTAAGCTATGATAGATCAATTTTTTTATAGATTATTTGGAATGATAGATAATTGTATGGGCTATCTATTTGATAGATTTATTTCAGATGCACCTAAAAAGAAAAAGAAAAAGTAATTTATGAGGATAACAAATATGAACTATTATTTTACTGGTGGAATAATCATAGCTTTTGTATTATTAACAATATTGGTAGCACCATTATGAAAGTATCAGAAAACACATCAGTAGCAATGCCTATCAAAAATATGGTTGGTATAGTTATAGCAGTAGCAATGGGTGTCTTTGCATATACAGAAGTTACAGCTAGACTTACATCATTAGAAACTTCAAGAGAATTATTTCAAGCAGATTTACTTAAAAAGTCAGAGCAAAAGCCAACTGACCAAGAACAATTTATGCTATTAGAATCAGTTTTTGCAGATGTAGAAAAATTAATTGAAACACAAGAACAAAATATGACTAACAAAGTTAATATTGAGTTTCTTAAAGAACAAGTAAAAAAGTTACAAGAAGATGTAGAAAAGTTAATTAGAAATGGTAGTGGACATTGATGGCTTGGAATATTTTATTTATATTTTTAATTTATGCTTTTGTAATTTTATTGTTGATAAAATGGAATAATGAGGAAATTTAATGGAGATTGTAGTAGCATTATTAATGATAGTAAATAACGAGATTAAAGAACATCGTATTCAAGAATCTATGTCTGAATGCTTGAAAGGTAAAAGAGTTGCAATGAGATCGAATAAAAATAACAACATTCAGTATCAATGTATAAAATCTAAAGCAGAACTAGAAGATAATATTGATGGTAGTAAATCAATTAAAAAACTTATACTAGAATAATGAAATTTATATTAGCTTTTAGTATCTGTTCAGCAATTACAGGATATTGTAAC